TCCAAGCAACTCCGTAATCAGGCTCAGCACAAGGTGATGAACCAAACATTCCTATTACTTTGCCATCTTTAATAATAGAAAATATCTTACTGCCATTAATTGTAAATGGTTTAACTAAAGCTTCTAAAGGTGATTGATTATCAGAAGCTCTTATTTCTTCTCTATCAGTTTTTCTAATCTTAGGTGCCAAATCTAAAGCGTCTTGTAACACTGCTTTACGTACACTTGCTTCACTCATAATTAAATCCTTGTTGAACGATTGTGGTAATAACCTTCTACTTCTGCACTTGCAATGTACATTGGTAAATGAGAATCACTTTTAATATCAAATGTAAAATCAGTATTTCTAGCAGATACAGGTACTCTTAAAGTTCCTGAATTGATTGCTGGTACACCAATTTTACTTGTTGCAGTCCCAATAATATAACCATTCATAATTGAACTACTGACATTTCTTCCTTTAGGTGTTACATCAACTTCAAAATATCCTGAATTTTCATAATTAAGAGTTATGTTTCTAATCTGGTATCTACCAGAAGTAATTGCAACTAACCCTCTACCAGAAGTTTCTCTAACATATTGTTGTGACATTCTATATTGAGATGCAAAAGGAACGCCTATGTAAACACTGGTATGATTACCTTCTAATGTATAATTAGAACCTGTTGTATTTGTCAGTGAATAGTTGTTACCATTAGTAGCATCAACTGCTATTAAACCTGTTTTAACTCCATAAGGAGAAGTAACTGTTGTTAAATTAGTTCCAGCATTATATGTGCCTGTTACTAATTTTTTTAAATCTAAATAAACAGAAAATCCAATTGTAGTATCTTTTAAATTTCTTAAATCAATTTTAAATAATTTAAGGTCTGTATTTTCATTTGCTAATACATAAACAAAACTATCAGTTGACATGGCTCCTAATATTTTTAAACCAGTAAATGACCATTTAGACCAAGCTGTTTGAACTTTTTCACCTCTATCAAAAAAGTATTTATAAATATACATTGTGTTTGCATTAACAGATGTAACAGCACTTCCTGAAACATATGGTGCAACTTGTGTATCTGTAGTGTCAGCAGCTAATGCTATTAATGTATCTTCTGTTGTATTACTAATTAATTGATAAACATTAGTAGGTAATAAATCTTGTACTGAAACTGTAATATCTAAACCATCATTTGTTAATGTATTATCATCAGCAAAGTATTCTCTAATTGCTGTGTTGTTATTTCTTGATTGTGCAAAATATGCAAACTTACCAGCAGACACAGGCCTCACATTATCATCATGTTCAAAACTTGATACTTCATTAAGTATTGCTGTAGTAGGTGTAATTGCATCACTACCTGCTGCTCCTAATTTATATTGAGCTGTGTCAGAAAATAATAATAAAGATTCATTAAAAGACACTGAATTTTTTAATGTGTTAACTTGTGTTCCTGAAGCTGCAATATCAATAGGGTCTGTATCTAAAGTCTGTGTAACTGTTGTTGCAAACAAATTAAAGAAGTCAGCATTTTCAGTAAAGATTAAATTTTCTCCAGACAAAAATCCTAATCTATTTTTGTAAAATGTTAAATTATTAATTTTTCTATTGACAAAAGTAGGGTCAGCATTTGAATCACTATCACCACATTTTCTATCTGTCCAATCTAATTCTTTAAAAGTAAATGTACCATCATTATTATTAATCAATGCATGTGGCATTGTTGAATTATTTAAACCTAAACTTGTTGCTGGTGCAATTGTTTCTTCCCAAACACCATCTGTTTTAAATTCAACCCAATAATCACTTATAACATCACCTTCAGCACCGATAACTTTTATTTTACTGCCAGATAAACCATGATAAGGTAATTTTGTAAAATCTGATATTTCATCTCTAATAGAATAAAAAGTGGAATTACCTGCTCCATCTCCAGTTTCTATTGTATATAATGGGTCATTATCTTTAGGTTCACCATAGATAACAGAGTTCATTAATTGGAAATCAAAATAAGTTGTAAATCCTGAATATGTATTTAAACCAGCTGTAGTAGATAAAACAGCGTTTGTATCTGTTCTAACTATTTTAATTTCAGCAGAAGATGCTCCATCCCAATATTGACTTGCAGTACCATTAAATATAATATCTGCAACGTGTTTGGTATCTCTAAAAGTTGTATCATGGTTTGCATCAGAACCATCAGGCATTTGCAATCTAATTTCTAAACCATATCCCAATGCTGCCTGCATATCTGGGTGTGTTAATTTAATAGTGTATTCATTGCCATAATTAGTAGCAACACAATTGACATAAAATTCTTCATTTCTTGCAGCACTTGTATTTGTATCTGCTAACACTGTTATAGATTTATTAACTATAAAAGAATAATCTGCAATATTAACTAATTTAAAATCTGTTCTAGGATTTGTAGAAGTCAAATAACTTGCTCCACTTGCAATAGTAACTGTTTTTGAATTACCTTGTAAATCCCAAACTTTAACACCACCATTATAAAATGTTACAATGTATTGATTATTTTCATCTCTTTGAATAGACCAAAATTTAGTTGTGTTAGGAAACACATTTGTAGCATCTAATGTAGAAATGTAATCTAATGAAGGTCTTTTTGACAAACCATCTACAATATTGTTTTGTAAATTAAGTTGTAATTCACCTTGATTTATTCCTCTTTGTGTAGGTGTTTGTTGAGAGATACCATTCAGAAAATTAGGAATACTCTGAGATACTACTCTACCCATTAATAAGTCCTTCTAGTTGGTCTGTTTATAATTGAGTATGTATTGTAATCACCTTCTAAAATATTAACATCTGCTTCTTGACTATCAGCTTGATGAAATGACATTAAAGCTTCTTGTTCATCATTTGCAATTAATTCAACAATACTTTTATCACCTAAAAATCTTGACGCAAATCTTCTTGCTGCTTTTAATGTAATGTATTGTCTAGCATATTCTGGAAGTTGTTCAAATTGTTGTACTAAAACTAAATCAACAGAGGCAGGAGCACTTGTAAAAACATCTGTGTGTCTTTCTAAATCGTATAAATAACCATTTCTAAGTGTGTAATTTAAATGTCTATAATCTTTACTTGCATCAGCTTTAACGCAGTTAGATGGTAATGGTATTCTATTGTCTTGGTCAAGAGCTAATGAAGTCCATTTTTCATGTGTATTAAAATGCCATCCAATACTTTGGACAGACATTGAAGTTTCATCTAAAATATTTTTTGCTGTAGATACATCAACAGTTGTTGTCCCTGTAATAGAGTTAACAGGTGCTTCTCCAATAACAGACAACATAATGTTTATCGCTTGTAACTCAGTTGTAGGTATAATTTGTGTACTCATAATCTCCTATAAATATATTTTAGATAAAACTAGGGGACAGATAATCCATCCCCTAGACTTGTTAATTAAGATATTTTAACTTTCTTTTCTTGTTTTTCTTCTGGAAGTTTTTGTTCCAAAGATACTTCAAGAATACCATCTTTGTAATCTGCTTTTACAACGTTTGTGTACTCAGCCAATTTGAACGCTTGTTCAAAAGACCTTTCTCCAATACCTTTGTATAAGAAATCACCAACAGATGATTTATCTTTTTTACCTTTTACTTTTAAAACATTTTCTTTAACACTAACATCAATTTCAGATTTACCGAAACCAGCTAATGCCATAGAAATTTTGTACTCACCATCTTTTACTTTTTCAATATTGTATGGTGGGTAACCTACTGTTTTAATTTTAGACAGTTCATTAAATAGGTCATCAAAACCTACTGAGAACGCCTTAAACGGTGTAAAGTCTAGTGTCATTTTTTCTCCTTTGTTAAGCAAGTTTAATTAAAGCACCCACTAGAGGCATGCTTTAAAGTTTATTATTAGTAGAAAAGGGGAACCTAAGTCCCCCTAATCTATTTAGTAGTTATTAAAGATTAAGCTTCTTTAATACCAACTGCCGCTTCAGGTCTCAGAACTCCGTGACCCATAGCGTATTTAGCAACCATTAATGTTCCTTGTCTTCTGATATCGTATTCAGATTCAACAGCCAAGTCCATTAATTTTACAGTTCCAACCGCAGAAGGATGTGATACTAAACAAACATAGTTTGTTAAAGTCACAGCTTGTGGGTTTGAACCACCAGCAGTTGCAGAACCAGCCGCAGGGGCAGTAGAAATGGCAGCTGCAATCTCACTGAAGTGAGCAGTAGGAATTAGTTCAATTCCTGCAACTTTCATAACTTTACCATCTGCAATTGAACCTTGACCACTAAAGTCAACATTCACTACATTAGTTCCGTTTGCTAGTTTGTAGTATTCTTCCAATTTAATGAAAGCTTTTCTACCTTCTTTTGGTACATAGTTAGCATCTAAAGCTTTAGCTGCATCAAACAATGAATCAATCATTGCATTTGCTGCTGTAGAAGCTGTAGCACTAGCGATACCAGTGTTAGTTATTACAGTTCCTGCTCCATAGCCTGAATCAGCTACGTTTGCAGAAGCTTGTGCTGCTTGACCAATAGTTTGTAAGATATGCTTATCTTTTTGGAAAGCAAGTGCTCTACCGATTTCAGTAGAATATGCACTTCTTACATCCCAGTGGTTTTTAGCTTCTTCAATATTTGATAAAAATACCGAAGATAAAAGTAGGTCATTAATAGTAATAACCTTTTCGTTGTGGTTTACATCAGAACCGAGTATTTCGGCACCAGCAGTGTGGTAAGATGCTCCGACCCTTCCCATTACTGGGAAAGTTGCAGATTTGCCAGAAGCGATACTTCTAACCATTTCTGCACCAGCTGTTACTGAAGCTCTATCAAATGAAGTAAGTACCTCACCTGCAAAAACTTTCAGAAACAATGCATCTTCACTACCAGAAGCGTTAACTCGACCTAATGATACAGGCGTTGCTGCTGTCATGTTTTTTCTCCTTGTTGTGTTGTTATTGTTAAATAAAAGTCTCTACATTATCCTCAGCTTTTACCCAGATTGTCGCCCTCAAGCGGTCAAGTTATTACACTTACTTTTATGTATTGACAGTTGCCTTCTAATAAGAAAGCACAACTATAATGCCTTGTGGGTTTTATCCCACAAGACAAATTCTTTATTTTTTCTTAGCTGTCTTAGCAGCTCTTTTAAATTGTTTAGCAGTCGGTGAACCTTTACTTCCAACTTTACGCATTTTCTCACCACTACCAGCTGCTATTCTTTTACGTTTAGCATGTATATTAGCGTATAAACCTTTTTTCATTATGCTTTCATTCCTCTTTTTTTAGCAGTTGCATAAAATACTTTAGTACCTTTTTTCTTACCATAACTTTTAGTCATAGCTTTTTTCATCTTACTTGCTTTTTTAGTTAATGGCATAATTATAAATTACTGTTTTGAAGTTTTTGTTTAACTTCATTTTGATATGCAATATCTTTAGCATATTTAGGATTTGACATTGCTTCAGTAACTTGTGCCCAAGATTGAAAACCTTGTTCAACACTAGGTGTAGCTTTGCCAGACATTAATTTAGGTTCAGTTCCGTTAGCTCTTTCGTATTGACCTTTAAGAGCATTAACAGCAAGTTTAACTGTTTCCATATCTGAACTATTTACCGCTTTGTTATATGCTTGTTTCTCACCATCCGTCATATTTTCAGCAGCCCAATCAACCATTTCTTTATACGCAGTATCACCACCAACAGTATTTTTAATATCTGTGGAATATTTTTCAGCCAATGCTTGTTGACCAGAAATATAGTTATCAACATATTCTTTTGTTATCCCAACTTTTTCTAATGCTTCGTATGATTTAGCATCTAATTCACCTTTTTCTGCATATTCATTTTGCAATGAAGTCATATCTAAACCAGCAGATTCAACTGCTTTTTCAGCTACTTCTAAAGTGTTCTTATTTGCTTCTTGTTCTTTTAAAGTAGTTTTCCCAATTGGGTCAACTTCTTCTTTTTGAGATTGTCCACCAAGTTTCTTTTCTAACTCAGCATATGATTTAGCCAGTTCCTCAACAGAATTAAATTTTTCTGGTAAGCCTTCTGGTTTACTTTGTGTTGACTGTGTCTCGTTTGTTTGTTCTTGTGTTTCTACAGGCTTTTCTGAATTAGTTTCAGCTGCTTGTATTTCTACTTTTTCTACCATTTATTATTGTCCTTGTTGTTGTTTTACCATTCCACTAGCAATAGGTGATACAGCTTTTTCAGCCATCTGCATCATCTGTTGATTTTGCATTTGTTCTTCCATAGCTGCTTGTTCCTGTTGCATTTGCTCTGGAGATTTAACTAATCCCTCAGTGTCTATACCTAGACCAGTGGCAATACGTTTAACTAAATCGTCAGTGTTCAATGATTGAGCAATCTGAGGATTTACTTGTGCTAAGTTTCCTATCTCAGCAACAAATTCTCTTAATTTTTGTAAATCATTTCCTCTACCTAAAGCTTCTATTCCTGTAATAATAGTAGGCCTAACAGAATCTTTTGGTAATGCAGGAATTTCTTTTG